ACCCCCTCGTCATGGTAAATCACAGCTAGTTTCCATCATGTTTCCGGCGTGGTTCCTTGGTAGGAACCCAAATAAGAAGGTTATGATGGTCTCACACACCACAGACCTTGCAGTGGACTTCGGTAGGAAAGTAAGAAATCTAATTAACACTGACGCATATCGTGATATATTTTCAACCGTGCAGCTTGCCGCCGATTCTAAGTCGGCTGGTAGGTGGAACACCAACTCGGGAGGCGAATACTATGCGTGTGGTATTGGTTCTGCCCTTGCTGGGCGCGGTGCTGACCTCCTGCTCGTGGACGATCCCCATTCCGAACAAGATGTCATCAATGGAAATTTTGAAGTGTTTGAGAAAGCCTACGAATGGTTTACTTTTGGAGCGCGGACCCGACTCATGCCAGGGGGTAGGGTGGCAATTATCCAGACCAGATGGCACATGGACGATCTTACGGGACGAGTTACCCGAGATATGGCCCAAAATGACCGATCCGACCAGTACGAAGTCGTCGAGTTTCCAGCTATATTGGATACAACAGACAAAAGAACTGGAGCTATAACCCAAAAACCTCTATGGCCTGAGTTCTTTGATATGGATGCCCTGTTGCGTACTAAGGCATCTATGCCCGTTTTCCAGTGGAACGCCCAGTATCAACAACATCCAACCGCCGAAGAAGCCTCTATAGTAAAACGTGAGTGGTGGAGAACATGGGAACGAGAAGATGCACCGTTCTGTGAATATATTATAATGTCCTTGGACGCGGCGGCAGAGAAGCATAATCGTGCTGACTATACGGCGCTGACAACGTGGGGTGTATTCCTTAATGAGGAAGAGGGAGCGCACCATATTATATTATTAAATAGTATAAAGGACCGACTAGAGTTTCCTGAACTTAAAGAACTTGCTATGAGAGAGTATTCTGAGTGGGAGCCTGACTCGTTTATTGTTGAGAAAAAGAGTGCAGGTACAGCTATATATCAAGAGATGAGACGTATGGGGTTACCTGTCCAAGAATATACACCACATAGAGGCTCTGGCGATAAACTTGCTCGTTTAAACTCTGTAGCAGACATAGTGGCCTCTGGTATGGTATGGGTTCCTCAAACGCGTTGGGCTGAAGAGGTAGTGGAAGAGATTGCTGGATTTCCTTTTATGAGCCATGATGACTTAGTGGACTCTACCGTTATGGCCCTCATGCGGTTTAGACAAGGTGGGTTTATCAGATTGCCCTCAGATGAGCCTGACCCTATTCAATATTTCAAACAGCGCCGGGGCGGTTACTATTAGGGGATAGACCATGGCTATTGAAAAAGGATTATACGCCGCACCTGAAGGCATTGATGAAGATGTCGCGGATGAAGTAGCGGAATTTGAGATTGATATCGTCAATCCTGATATGGTTACCATGTCCGATGGTAGCGTTGAGGTCACTCTTGTGCCCGGAGAAGATGTCGGACCTACGGAGTTTGATGCTAACCTAGCTGAAGTTCTTGATGAGATGGAACTAGAGCGCATCTCTGGTGAGTTGGTAGGTTATGTTGATACTGACATTGATAGCCGTAAGGATTGGGCAGATACGTTTGTTAAAGGTCTTGATGTCCTTGGATTTAAATATGAAGAGCGTTCTGACCCGTGGGAAGGCGCGTGTGGCGTGTTCTCTACAGTTCTTGCGGAAGCTGCTATCCGATTCCAAGCGGAGACGATGAGTGAAACTTTTCCTGCTGCTGGTCCTGTTAAAGTTAAAATTCTTGGTGAGGAGACCTCCGAGAAGCTAGAGGCTGCAGAGCGCGTTAAGGCCGATATGAACTACGAGCTTACAGAGCGTATGGTTGAGTACCGTCCTGAGCATGAACGGCTTCTGTATAGCCTTGGATTGGCTGGATCAGCCTTTAAGAAGGTGTATTTCGACCCCAATATTATGAGACAGGTAGCTGCCTATATTCCTGCTGAGGATGTAATCGTTCCTTACGGCGCATCAAACATAGAAAGTGCCGAGCGTGTTACGCATATTATGCGTAAGACCAAGAACGAATTACGTAAATTACAGGCTAACGGATTTTATCGAGACGTTGAATTAGGTGACCCACGCCCGTATCGTACTGATATTGAAGAGAAAAAAGCTGAAGAAGGCGGATATTCCATCACTGATGATGACCGTTACGCGCTCTACGAGATACACGTTGATATGGTTATTGAGGGCGCTGAAGACGATGATGACGAGGATGATATAGCTCGCCCCTATGTAGTTACTATAGAGCGTGGTTCTGGCACTATTTTAGCCATACGTCGTAATTGGGATCCTGAAGATCCCCTTATGCTCAAGCGTCAACACTTCGTACATTATGTTTATGTACCCGGATTTGGATTCTATGGCCTTGGTTTGATTCATATTATTGGTGGTTACGCTCGTGCGGGCACATCTATTATCCGTCAATTAGTCGATGCTGGCACACTTTCTAACCTTCCGGGTGGTCTAAAATCGCGTGGCTTACGTATAAAAGGTGACGATACTCCTATCGAACCCGGTGAGTTCCGTGATGTAGACGTGCCGTCTGGTAGTGTCCGCGATAATATTATGATGCTTCCTTACAAGGAGCCTTCACAAACCCTTCTGGCATTACTGGATAGAATCACCACAGAGGGCCGTAGGCTCGGCGCTATTTCTGACATGAATATATCCGACATGTCTGCTAATGCGCCTGTAGGGACCACTTTAGCCCTTTTAGAGCGTACTTTGAAGCCAATGGCCGCTGTTCAGGCTCGCGTACACTACGCCATGAAGCAGGAGTTCAAACTCCTTAAAGCAATTATGGAAGAGTATGCACCCGCAGAGTATGGGTATGAGCCCCTACGAGGTGAGATTAGCGCACGTCAGGCCGACTATGCCGCTGTAGATGTTATTCCAGTGAGTGATCCTAATAGCTCTACAATGGCTCAGAGGGTTGTTCAGTATCAAGCTGTGCTTCAAATGGCACAGTCTGCCCCTCAGATATATGATTTACCCGCACTGCATAGGCAGATGATTGAAGTCCTTGGTGTAAAGAACGCAGAAAAACTCGTTCCAACTAAGGATGATCTCAAACCGAAGGATCCAGTTAGTGAGAACATGGATGCCCTAGTCGGTAAACCTATGAAAGCGTTCATCTATCAAGATCACGATGCCCATATAGCTGCACATACATCGTTTATGCAGGATCCAATGATTGCCCAGATGATTGGTCAGAACCCGCAGGCGCAGCAGATTATGGCGTCATTACAAGCACACATAGCGGAGCATCTTGGCTTCAGCTATCGTAAACAGATCGAGGAGAAACTTGGTGCATCCCTTCCACCTCCCGACCAAGAGTTGCCCGAAACCGTTGAAGTCTATCTCGCACAACTGGTTGGAAACGCCGGTAAACAACTCACGCAGGCGCATCAGCAGCAGGCTGCTCAACAGCAAGCTCAACAACAAGCTCAAGATCCTATTCTCCAGCTTCGACGTCAGGAAGCTGCGACTAAACAAGCAGAAGTACAGCGTAAAGCTCAGAAAGATATGGCTGACCTTCAAATACGCGCAGTTGAGCAACAGCGTAAAGCTGAGGCTGACCGTACGGATGCTCTTCTGGCGGCTAAAAAGCTTGAACTGGAGAAGGCTTCCGTGGCGATAGATGCCAAACAGGCCAACATGAAAGATAAGATCGAGGCAGATAAATTCGATCTAGAAATATTCAAAACTGTGACAACCCCAACTAAGAAGTAGTAGCCCCATATGGCTAAAACCGTCTTTGACGTGCTGAAAGAACGCATCGAGGATCAGCGATCCTCTGCAACAGAGTTTCTATCCAGTGGTGGTTCTAAGGACTACGCTGAGTATAGGGAATTGTGTGGTGTAATTCGGGGTCTCGATACCACACTCTCATTCATGGAAGACCTCTTGCGAAGTCATATGGAAGACGACAATGAGTGATAATACCACTACCAAGCCGGATATTACCGATGCGGAATGGGAAGCCCAGCTTCCTAAACCTGTGGGGTATAGGCTGCTAGTTGCACTACCTGAAATTGAGGATCATTACACAGGTAGCTCTGTTTTAAAAACAGATACTGAAAAGCATCGTGAATATATCATGTCGATTATGGGTATTGTTATTGACATGGGAGCAGATGCATATAGTGATAAAGAACGCTTCCCAGAAGGCCCATGGTGCAAACAGGGTGATTATGTCATGTTTCGGATGAATACTGGAACAAGATTTAAAGTTAATGGCAAAGAGTTTCGTTTAATGAACGATGATTCTGTCGAAGCTGTTATTCCTGACCCTCGTGGCATAATGACTGTCTAGGAGCGATATAATGCCTTTTGAGAAAGTTGAGTTTTCCCTGCCGGACCCTGATGAGGAAGGCGGTGTAGAGATAGAAATTGAGGCGTCTAGCGCCCAAGAATTGGAGAAACCTAATGATTCAAAGCGTTCTGCAAAGTCTGAAGCGCCGGATGATGGCGGTGAAGATGTCGATATTGAAGTTGTGGACGATACTCCTAAAGCGGATAGAGGACGTAAAGCGTCGGATCCGCCAGAGGATGTAACTGACGAAGAGCTCGAAGAGTATTCTGAGAAGGTTCAGAAGCGTATTAAACACTTCAGTAAAGGATACCATGACGAGCGTAGGGCTAAAGAGACGGCTTTGCGAGAGCGTCAGGAGCTTGAGCGTTATGCCCAGCAGCTTGTAGAGGAGAATCGTAACCTCAAGAGTACTGTTGGACGTAACCAGACAGCCCTTCTCGATCAAGCTAAACAATCAGTTGCTTCAGAGCTTGAAGCCGCCAAGCGTTCTTATAAGACAGCTTACGAGTCTGGAGATTCCGATGCTGTGCTTGAGGCACAAGAGAAGTTAACTAATGCTAAAATTAAAGCAGAACGATTAGAAGCTATTAAAATTCCTCCTTTACAGGAGGATGGAACCCCTGTAGGTTCCGAAAGTAATACTGGTAACGCCGCCCCAGCACCAGTGGACGAGCGAGCCGCAGAATGGGCAAAGTCCAATACGTGGTTCGGAACGGACGATGAAATGACAAGCTTTGCGCTGGGGTTGCATAATAAGCTTGTTAAATCGGGTGTAGACCCGAGGAGTGACGACTACTACGATGCATTAAATGCTCGTATGCGACAAGTCTTTCCAGAAAACTTCGACGAGGATTCGGACGAAGGTGAAGGAGATAGTGTTAAGAGGGCACCGAAGCGTCAGGCTAATGTGGTTGCACCCGCTACGCGGAGCACAGCACCTAAAAAGGTGGTTTTAACGCAAACACAGGTAAACCTTGCGAAACGCCTTGGAGTACCACTTAAAGATTACGCCGCACAGGTTGCATTGGAGATGAGGAAAAACAATGGCTGATAACCGAATCAATCGTGAACAAACTACTCGTGAGAAAGATTCTCGCCGCCGTGCTTGGCAGCGCCCAGAGGTGCTTCCTTCGCCGGATCCAGAGCCAGGATACAAGTACCACTGGGTTCGTGTGTCTACGCAAGGGCAGGTTGATGCCACCAATGTTTCTTCCAAGCTCCGTGAAGGTTGGGAGCCCGTAAAGGCTTCAGATCATCCTGAGATCACCATGGTTGCCGTGGAGCATGAACGCTTCAAGGACAATGTTGTGATTGGGGGTCTGATGCTCTGCAAGGCTCCAGCAGAACTCGTCGAAGAGCGAAATGATTACTATAATCATCAAACCCGCTCCCAGATGGAATCTGTTGATAACAATCTTATGCGTGAAAATGATCCTCGTATGCCGCTCTTTAATGATCGGAAGACGAAGGTTACTTTCGGTAATGGAACTTAACCTAAACTTGGGAGCTATAAATGGCTTATCCTACTGTTAGCGGCCCTTACGGGCTCGTTCCGGTAAAGCTATTAAGCGGCACCCCCTTCGCTGGTGTTACTCGTCAATACAGCATTGCTAATGCGTATAACACGAGCATCTTCTATGGGGACGCCGTTACGCTTGTAACCGGAGGCACTGTTGAGCGTGATACGTTCGATGCTGCCATGACACCAATCGGTGTCTTCCTCGGATGTACTTATACTGATCCGGGTACTTCACAAACTGTTTTCCGTCAGTACTATCCTGCAAGCACTGCGGCTGATGACATCAAGGCTTATGTGGCTGATGCTACAGACCTTCTGTTCAAAGTTGCTGTTGTTTCGTCAGGTACTACTATTGGTGATCTCGCTATCACTGACATCGGTGCAAACGTAGCAGGTGTTAACAACGCAGGTGATTCGGTTTCTGGCAACTCACGTTGTGCGATTTCCGATACATCGGCTACAACAGCTACACTGCCATTCCGTATTGTCGGTCTGGTCGAAGAAACCAAGAATACGTCTGGCGGTTACACTGAGGCTTACGTTAAATGGAACGCAGGTCATCAGTTTAACAACACCACTGGCGTGTAAGGAGTGAAGTAAAATGGCAATATCACGCGCCCAATTACTTAAAGAGCTCCTTCCTGGCCTGAACGCACTGTTCGGTCTGGAGTACGCCAAATATGGTGAGGAGCATAAGGAAATCTTCGAGTCCGAGTCTTCAGATCGGTCATTCGAGGAAGAAACCAAATTATCGGGCTTTTCTGCTGCGCCTGTCAAAAACGAAGGTTCTGCCATCGAATATGACAACGCTCAGGAGACATGGACCGCTCGCTATACACACGAGACCATCGCAATGGGCTTCTCAGTTACTGAAGAAGCTATTGAAGATAACTTGTACGACTCCTTGTCGTCTCGTTACACGAAGGCTCTCGCCCGTGCTATGGCGTACACCAAGCAGGTTAAAGCTGCAGCTATCCTG